ATATAGGATATATAAAATGGCATTTCCTACCGCCGCAGGTTATGGCAACCTGCCCCTTGGTAACTTCTCTCCCGTAATCTTTTCCAAGAAAGCCCAACTGGCTTTCCGCAAACTGTCGGTTGTAGACGCTATCACCAACTCCGACTACATGGGCGAAATCTCCAACTTTGGTGACTCGGTTCGCATCATGAAAGAGCCTGAAGTGAGCGTTGCTCCGTATGCTCGCGGGCAACAGATTGTCGCGCAAGACCTGCTCGATGAAGACTTCACTCTGACCATCGACCAAGCCAACTACTTCGCGTTTAAGCTGGATGACATCGAAGAGGCTCACTCGCACATCGGTTGGATGGACGCAGCTTCTAACCGTGCTGCCTACCGCATGAAAGATAACTTCGACCAAGAAGTTCTGGGTTATCTCTCGGGCTTTAAGCAGACCACTCAACACCAGCCTGCTTCGGTTGCTCGTGTTGCTGGTGACATTCCGGGGACTCGTGCAATCGCTACTGCAACTGCTTCGGAACTTCTGGCCTCCAACATCCTGAAGAAGGGTGACTTTGCCACCATCACGACTGCTGGTTCTGCCGACCACTCGATTCCTCTGGCAGCCCGTCTGCCCGGTGCTACGGCTCTCTCGACTGCCACCATCTCGCCTCTGACTATGTTTGCTCGTATGGCTCGTCTCATGGACCGCCAGAACGTAGACCAAGACGGTCGTTGGCTGGTTATCGACCCGGTTCTGATGGAAATTCTGAAGGACGAAGACTCTCGTCTGATGAACGAAGACTTTGGTGAGTCTGGCGGACTCCGTAACGGCCTTGTCACCAAGCGCCTGCATGGGTTCACTGTGTACGTCTCCAACAACCTGCCCAAGATTGGTACGGGGCCGGAAACAACTGGTACGGCTAACCAGAACACCAACTTTGGTGTTGTTGTTGCTGGCCACACTTCGGCTGTTGCCACTGCTGAACAAATCAACAAGACTGAAAAGTACCGTGATGTGGACAGCTTTGCTGACGTTGTTCGTGGGATGCAGCTCTATGGCCGCAAAATCCTGCGTCCGGAAGCTCTCGTGACCGCCAAGTACAATATCGCTGGCTAATCTGGTTATATAGGAGACTAAAATATGGCTACTCTTCAATTCCCTCGTAAGGGGGTTGCTCGTCTTTCTGCATCGCCCATCGCTGAAGTTCGCGTCCTTGATGTTGAACTGAACCTCGCTACTGACGTAGTAATGGGCACTGCCACTGACGACATCGTTCTCGCCGACATTCCTGCTGGAACTATTGTTCTTGCAGGGGGCCTTGAGCAGCTTGTTGTTGGCACTGGTACGGGCACCCTTGTTGCTCGTGTTGGTACGACCACTGTATCGGCTACACTTGCCTCTACGGCGGCTGCCCATACGGTAACTGCCGGTGCTGCAATTAACCCTGTCATCGCCACGGCTGCTACCACCCTGAACCTTCTGGGTGCCACTGCTGTTCGTACTGACGGTGTGGTTCGTGCATTCTGGGTTGTGGTCGAGGGGCTTAAGCCCGCTCGTACTGTGTCTGCACAGCGCGACGCGACTCTCTAATAATACTGGGAGGGGGCTTAAGTGTCCCCTCTCCTTTTCCCTATGAGGTGCTGATTTGGCTTACAACTTCTTAAGTTTAGTTAATGATATTTGTGGGCGTCTTAATGAAGTGCCTCTAACTCAGTCTAATTTTGCCAGTGCAAATGGCTTTTACTCACAAGCTAAAAGTGGGGTTAACTCTGCTCTTAATGAAATTCATCAGGATGCTTTTGAGTGGCCGTTTACAAATGTTGTTAGGACAGACACTCTAGTTGTCAATCAAGCTAGGTACACACCGCCTGCTGACACCAAGAGCATTAATTTTGATAGCTTTCGGCTTAAGGGTGATTTAAGTAAAAATGTACAGACGACACGTCTGGTACAAATGGATTATGAAGAATATTTGGATAAGTATGCAGACGCGGATTTTAACCCCGGAGATTATGCAAACATCCCCCGCTTTGTTTTCAGGACACCTACAGTTGGTTACGGAGTTTATCCTCCACCGAAAACAGATTATGAGCTTGTGTACGAATATTACAAGCTTCCGGTAGAATTAGAGTTGTACAGTGATGTACCTCTTCTGCCAGAACAATACAGACATATGATTGTCGATGGTGCTATGCACGATTGCTTCATCTTTAGGGGAGACCCAGAGGGTGCTGCTGCAATTTGGGATAAGTTTAAGCAACGGACGAAAGACCTTCGTAAGCTTTACCAAAATCGTTATGAGTATGTCCGCAGTACAGTAAGAGATTCTCAAGGAAGACTTGGCAGAGGTTATTGGTAATGAGGACTTTTTGGGAGACTTTTCCAATCGAATTTAAGGGCGGGCTAATGACCGACGGTAGCCCTCTGCGACAGGGTATTAATTTCCCCGGAAGTGCCTCCCAGCTTATTAACTTTGAGCCTTCTATTGAAGGCGGTTATAAAAAAATCTTAGGCTACAACAAGTGGACAAATAATGTTGTTCCCGGATCAACAAATGTACAAGGCGTAATTATCGCCAGTGCTGATGATGTGATTGCAGTTCGTGGCGGGAAGTATTACGTGTCCTTGGCAAAAGCCAACTGGGTACAGAAACTCGATCTTGCCAGCACATCTGGTCAGAAAATTCGACACACCCTGTTCAACTTCAACGGCACACCTAAAGTGTGTATGGTGGACAGCCTCCACAGACCCGTGTTTTATGAAAGCCTCACTGACACCATTGTACAGGATGTTGCTGCTCCCTCCGATGTTTTGGGAGCCTCCCGTGTAGTGGAACACAAGAATAGACTGTTCTTTGCTAAAGGGTCTACCTTAGTGTATACAGCTCCGTTTGCTGAGACTGATTATACGCCGGGTAATGGGGCTGGCATAGTTAATGTCGGGGACACAATCTCTGGGTTAATTGTGTTTCGGGATGAGTTGATTGTTTTTTGTAACGACAAGATCAAACGTCTGCTTGGTTCCAGTCCCTCCGATTTTGTACTGAAAACAATCACCCTAAAAACTGGTTGTGTTGATGGTGACACTATTCAAGAAGTTGGTGGTGACATTCTCTATCTTGGCCCAGACGGCATTAGGTATTTAAGTGCTACAGAACGAGTGGACGACTTTGGGTTAGCCCGTGCTTCCCAGTCAATTCAAGAAGACATAACTACAACATTTGCTGGGGGAAGCTCTTACTCCTCCTTCACTGTCCGTAAGAAAGCTCAATACCGTATTTTTAGATACGATCTGGCTACGACACGGGAAGACTCTGTAGGGTATCTGGGAACTCGTTTTGAGGATCAACAGCCGTCTGGTATTGCTTGGGGGCCGATGAAAGGCATAAAAATCTTCTCTGTAGACAGTAAGCAATTTGGCTCCACAGAAATTATTCTCTTTTTGAATGAGGATGGTTATGTCTATGAGGCAGAAAAAGGATTTAGTTTTGACGGCGCTGCTATAAGCTGTTTGTTCACCACTCCCTTTATGTCGATAACTGATCCGCAAGCACGTAAGACTTATTACAAACATACGCTCTACCTAAAGAGCGAGGGTGAGGTAGACATTAACTTGCGCGTCATCCTTGATTTTGACGCACCTGATAGCATTCAACCTCAGACTATCTCTATCCAGAACAACACAAGTGGCTCTGCTATCTGGGGGGCTATCACTTGGGGGTCATTTATCTGGGGTGGTGCTATTCGTAGTGCTTATGAAAATCAAATTGTAGGAAGCTCTTTTGGGGTTGCTCTTTCTTACTCAGAATCTAGCACTCTTCCATCTTTTTCGTTAGACACTGCGATATTAGAGTATAAACAGAACGACAGGAAATAGTAATGACCGGATATGTGAGGCAACGAGACGCCAATATCGTTAACGGCGGGGTCGGCAACGCCAGTGATGTTAAAGCCGAATTTGATCAAGTACAGCTTGCATTCAACGCAACGACTGGCCATAAACATGACGGCTCGACTGGTGAGGGTGTGCCAATCACCGTAACTGGTGCTGGACAAGACTATATCTTTGACCCCTTGTTTATCAAACCTAAAATTACAGCAACCTATGATCTTGGGTCATCTTCCTTTCGATTTAAGGATGGGCATTTTAGTGGCACTGTCTCTGTTGCAGCCCTCACTGCTTCTGGGGCCATTTCTGCTGCGTCGGGTACAATTGGTGGGGTGGCTATTACCACTGCAACCAACACGCAAACCCTGACTGGCAAAACTATCGACCTTGGGTCTAACACTGTTACAATGACTTCTGCTCAGTTGGCAACAGCTTTGACTGATGAGACTGGTACAGGGGCTAACGTATTTGCTGGGTCTCCGGCCCTCACAGGTACTCCCACAGCACCTACAGCCGCAGCGGCCACAAATACCACTCAGATTGCTACGACGGCTCATGTCTTTGCAGAGCGGTCCAACACTGCCACACTCACTAACAAAACCCTAACTTCCCCCTCTTTCTCTTTTTCAAACCCGGCAACCGCACAAGCAAGCTTGGGCATTCCGCCTGATGACAACGGAAATCGCATCATAAACGGCGATTTTAACATCTGGCAGCGAACAACGTCCGGGACCGGCAATGGATATGTTGCCGCAGATCGGTGGGTTAACGGCTGTCTTGGTGGGACTGTTACACAGGCTCGCTCACCTTTTAACGTGGGCGACGGTGTTGGTGTCTCTACCATAAATCCCACATTTGCTCTAAGCCAAAACGTAACTGGTCAAAGTCTTGCCAGTCATTATGCAGTGACGCAGCAGCGCATAGAAAATGTGAGAACCTACGCCGGTCAGACAGTCACTGCCCTTGGCTTTGTACGGCGAGTGTCTGGCAGCGGTAATGCAGTTATCGAAATGGCGCAGCAGTTTGGAACTGGTGGTTCGCCGTCTGCTCCGGTTGTTGGCCTGTCCCCGACTACAATAACGCTTACAGGAGCATGGCAACCCTTTGCGGCAGTCATTACACTTCCATCAATTTCTGGCAAAGTGCTTGGGTCAAACGGCGACGACTATACTGAACTTAATATGTGGGCCTCCGGAGGCGCTGACTACAACGCCCGCACAAACTCTCTTGGCATACAAACACAGCAACTCTTGTGGCACGGTATCCACATTCGCCCCGGCGTATGGACTGCCGCAGATGCTGCGCTTTATGTTCCCCGTGATCCACAAACTGAACTAGCGTTGTGTCAGCGGTATTATGAAATTGGTACTTTTCTTTTGCAAATTCCTTCTATTGGAACAGCGGCAGTTGGTGGACAATTCGTCACGTCTAAACGAAGAGGACCAAATATCGCAACGAACTTAGGGGCTAATTCAGGTTTTAATACAGGTTCTATCGCACCGCAAGCTCTCTCTCAAAACACTATTGGCTTCAACGGGGCTTCAACCGCCAATGGTGGATTTTGTTTCATTAACTGGTCAGCGGATGCGGAGATATAATCATGATTACTGACATCACCCTCACTGCCCCCGATACCTACAGGGCCAACATTGATGGCACTGTATGGTCAGGCATCACCGAAACAAGTCGGTTCTGGCAAGACGTGCAGGACGCCATTGCAGGTGGAGAGGCGGTGGGAACTCCACCCACCCCACAACCTGACCCAAAGTATACCGGAGTAGAGTTTGACGGCGTACTGTACAGCGCAACATCAGCAGACCAAAATGGTTTGATGGCAGTGTTTCTGTCCATCCAAATTCAAGGTGCTTCTTTTGTTCCTACACGTTTCTCTTTTGAGAATGGTAGCGAGCTAGTCATTACTCTGTCAAACTATCAGGCGTTTATGGCTGTCTGGCTACCGTTCCGTCAGTCGTTCTACCTTGCGTAAAACCAGCTTCCTTGGAGTTCTTAAAAATGATTAACTACTTCAAGGAATGTTGGAAAGCTTTATTACTGTTTTGGGGAGAAGTGAATACCTCCTCAAACTATTACAACGATCCCTACGGCGGGGTGACAAATCAAGTAAGTCATTTTGCCTTGGGTGCTGTTGTTGTATGGGCAACCTGCTTAGTGTGGGCAGCCACTTGGGGGGAGATGCCATACAAAATACCTATGTGGTTAATTTTGTGTGGAATCTACGCTGTTGTCATTGAGTCTTATATACAAAAATGGAACGGCGCAGACAGTGCATACGACACAATGTTTTTTAGTTCTGGGGCTGCTGTCCCATTTATCTCACTCTCTGAGATTGGCACTATAAAGAATGGAGTTGTCCACTTGTCAGGTAGCAATGTCTTGGCAGATAAAGATGGCATCATATTAGTGCTAGACTACAAAGCATCCTTGCCTATCCTAATTTTTATGGTAATTGCCCTCACAACTTATGTCATGCCTCGTGCAATCCAAAAGTATGTAAAGGAAAGAGAACAATGAATATTTTTGGTGTTGTAGTGAGTTTTGGGGAATTTGTCACCATCATTGGCATTTTCTTTGCTATGGTGGCTGGTTGGACAACTATCAATTTTAAGCTCAACGCAATTATCGAACGAAACGTAGACGCTGACAAAAGACTTGAGTATCTTGAGAGACAGTTAGAGTCTAAACTTATGGAAACAAAATCTGTGTTAGAGGCCCGTATCACTGTAGCAGAAGACCGTATCTCTAAACAAGATGTTGTTACTGGCAGAAATGATGAACGTCTGAAGTATATCCAAGAGCAACTCAATAGGGTTGTCACCCTGTTGGAAAAACGTAGTGATCCTAAGTAAGTTGGAGTTGTAATTGAAAACTTTCTTTGATGAAGTGCGGAAAAATATTGCGGGTGGCAGGCTAACCCCCGGACAAGTGGGGGGCTTAGATGCTCTGCTTGCCGCTACACAGGGATTAGATGTAAGGCACCGAGCCTACCTCTTGGCTACAGCGTGGCACGAAACTGCATTCACAATGCAGCCAATTATAGAACGAGGCTCACGTCGCTACTTTGACAAGTATGAACCCGGCACAAGGATCGGTCGTGACCTTGGTAACACTAGGTCTGGGGATGGCTTCCTGTATCGTGGTCGTGGCTACGTTCAAATTACCGGACGCAGGAACTACCTGAGAGCCTC